TTGAGGTGTCGATAGTGACTCCACCACCTCCAACCTTGGCAACTTTAGAAGCCATCGGCAAACATCTCCCAGACAATAAACACAGCCATGCTTCCCACGACTGCCACAACGACCGTGCTAATGCCGTGCATTGGCTTCGGCTTTTCGGTTTTCTTCTCGAATGTTGTCGATATGAGCCATAAGTTCCAAGGCTTCTCGAACATTCAGCAAATCCCATTCCCAGGGTCGAATGTTGAAATGATGTGCAGCTTCAAAGACGTACTGCGGCTGACGTTGTTCTAATCGTCGGCCGCCACGGTAGGGACCGTTGACGCTTCCTCCACGGCGGGTACTTCTGCGTCACCAACAAGTTCCATCAACGCAAAATCAAAGTCTGAGTATGAAGCATCTGGGTGAAGTCGACGGTAGCCCAGGAACAGCAGAACGCCGAGGGCTTCCAAACTGCCAGCCTCGGCGTCCTTCGTAAGTTGCTGAAACGAACCGCCGTACAACTTCTCGGCAGCAACGGCTTCCTTGAACCGAAGAGTGTCTGCCTGTGGTACTGGGATCACTTCACCATTGACGGTGAATGTGGTATCTGCCATATTGCCCTCCTTATGCGGCGGAGTCCGCCGAAACGTATGTGAACTGAATTGGGGTTGTAGAACCGTCTGACAATGCCGTGAACGACACTTTTTGGTGAAGGGTATCCGGGCCATCAACGTTGATCGGCACGTCGTCGGCGTAACAGGCCGGGATGACAATGTCGAGCGATGCGTTAGAACCAGATGATGCAATTTGAGCACCGGTCAAAGTCAGTTCCAAAGCGAACGAACCTTCAGTTGCTGCTGCTTGGTAGGCGTAGTAATCGGTCAAGTTCGCAAATTCAAGATCAACGGTGCCCGAGATCACGCGCATAGCGTTCGGAAGTTGCTCTTTTTTGAGAAGCGAACCGAGCGTGTGACGGTTTGTGTTGACTGGGTTTGTCGATTTGATCTGAATTTGTGTAACAGCTGCGGCATAGGTGGATCCCGACGTTGCAACGCCGCCGGTGATTGCTGTAACACCTGAGGTCACTGCTGCGGTACCGCCCACCTTGAGCGCACCTTGAGCAAAGTGCAACGGGTTTGATTGAATAAACGAGGGAGCACTATAGCTGGTTGCCGTGGTTTGACTGATGCCGTCAAGCGTCAGTGCAAGTTTTCCAATGGCACCTTCTGAAAGGTCAATCGACCAATCAGAAACCTTAACGCCGGCATAGGAAAAAGCGTTAACCGTTCCGTTGATGTCAGGTCGACCGACTTGGACCGAAAGGCCGAGACCTGCGTTGGTGCCGGTGTTGTGCACTTGCTTCCAGTCGTTCCAGCAGCTGTAACGACTGGCGTTGAGCCAAGCATATGTTGAATAAGCAGGCCGAGTTGACGATCCTGAAGTTCAAGGTCGACCGCTCCGGTGACGTCTGTGGCCGTGAGGACTCGACGCGTGCCGTATTGGTACAGCGTGGTGTTCAAGGCCGCCGAGGTGGCAAGCGTTTTCTTGAGTGCAAGTGATTCTTTTTCAAAAAACAGCCAACGTGCTGGGGTGACGAAAGTTCCGACGGTTGATTCGGCGGCGAAGCCTAACGAACCACCAAGACCTGAAGGGATACCGGTTGCCATTATTTACTCCTATTCGGACGCTGGAGCGTCGGTTGAAGGGTTGTCAGTAGAGGGAGCAGATGGAGCAGCCTTCTTCGTAGAGGGCGTCGAGGTAGGCGCATCAGACACCTGCTCCCAAATCGTTGGCTGGTTGTCGTAGGACTCATCGGCCCCATCGTCAACGACTGCCACGTCATCGGCTTTGATGGTTTGAGGCATCGGAATGCCAAACCCAATAATGCGGTCATCGCCGCTAATGTTTCGCCATTTACCCATTTGTGTTTCTCCTAGTGGATACGAGCTCGGACCGTGAGGCTCACGTCGAGTTGTGTGAATGAACCGCTTGCGTCGGTGGGGCCTTGTTCAAAAACCACAGCCGAAAGATATGACCAAAGTGCTATTCCGCCCAATGTCGGATCTGCACGAATGCCGGCCATGATTGCTTCAAAGGCCGACGCTATTGACGCCCTGGTGAGCGATTGATCGATTGTTTGATCCCAACAGGCCAAACGTGCATCGATTGAATATTCCTCGTCCAAAGGGAAGGACGGAGATCCAGCACCAATACCAGCCGGGGTAGTGACCCATGATCCGGTGGCGAGAAGGGCTGCGACGTAGTTGTATTCGCCTTGGCGCGGGTCTCCGTCAAAAACGGTCCACGGATCGGCGAGGCCGGTCAATGAAGTGCGAAGCGTTGCCAGAAAATAGTTATACGCGGCGAAAAAGGTCGTCGTGGTATTAGCCATTAGAACACGCCAGGTGCTTTGCGGCTGGGCTCTAAGAGCTCACGCACACGGTTCGGAACAAAGAAACCAAGGATTTCTCGACCGGGCTCTTGGTCGTCCATCGATCCATCAGACGGCCATGCTCGAGCAAGCGGTCGGGCCTGAGTCTGTGAAAAGTTGATGCGCAGCAACTCAAGTGTTGCCAGGCGCACGTTGGCTGGAACCGAAGCGAGTCCAGCGGTGTAAACCACATGGACTGATTCTCGCCCAGGAGCAAATGAGAAGGATGATCCACCAGGCCCACGACGCACAAGACGAGCAGGCGCCTCAAAGGTTGCCGAGTAGATCGTGCCGTGAGATGGATCGGGCACTAATGCAAGCGACCACTCAACTGGACCACGAAACTCAGACACTGCCACGACCTGAAGAACGGGTCGCTGGCGAAGAATGAGCGAAGGCTGTCCGCCGTCATGCCATTCTTCCACCTGGCGCTGTATGACTGGGCCGGTGATGTGCTCGATGACTGGAACGATGCCAGCAATCATCTGCAACAATTTGTGATCCCGAGTCTTGTCAGACGTAGGAATCGTCATGTAGTCCTTGGCGTCACTCAGAGAAACAAGACTGTTTCCGCCAGGCGTGGCTAATGACTCTTCAATGGCAATCGAAAGATAACCGTCGGTGGGAATCGTCTGCGTACCTCCCCCAGAGGTAGTAATGACCCATGTGGCCATATACGTCCCAGGAGTGGCCGTCTGAGCGGTTGTGAAGGCAAACGAAACGGTGCCAGAGGCAGCACTCACAACGGTAGCAGCGGTGTTAATTAACGGCGCTGACGACACCAAAGAGCGAACGACGAGATTAACCGTTGACCCGGTGAGATTGATCGGGGCGCCGCTTGAATCGGTGATTGTCCAAGTAAAAACTGGAAGGGTGTCACCTTGCTTGATGACAAAGTCATACGCGGCCACGGCGAGCTCCTAGATGTAGTTGATTTCGGTGGTGAGCGTGACAGCCCCGGAAGCGTTGATAATGAGAGACGAAACGCCAGTCGCCAGCGGAAGCAGCACAAAGTTGGCGGCTGACTGAGGACCGACGATGCAGCCCCCGGTATCAGAGCCCGTGCGCAGTTTGACCGTCTGGGTCATGGCTTGGGGGAAGATGATTAACGCAGCAACGGCCCCAGTAGGAATCGTGAACGTATTGTCACCACTCGAAAGTGCCACATCGGTGATCTGGCCGATAAGAGCATTACCGGTCGCAGAAATCGGACCAATAATCTTTTCGCCAGAAGCAAGACCAGCGGCCATGCCTGTAATGGTGAAGGTTCCGGCCATCGGGGTTAAGCGACTTCGGTGGCGAGCGGAGCAACGGCCGTTTCAATGCCTTTGGCGTCGGCGGCGACCTTTCCGGCCAAACCAGACACGCGCTTGATCTCGGCTTTGATGTCCTTAGTGCGAGCCTTAAGGTCGGCAAGTTCGTGTTCGGCCGCAGCGGCCGTCACTTCTTCAACGTGCTTCAATTCGGTCTCAAGTGCTGTCAGATAATTAGACATGGTTGGATCCTTTCAAGATCTATCGGGTGAGTTCGCGCAACGTCCAAGAAAAACAAGGAGGAAAAACCTGGGCGCTGCGCGCACCCACCCAAAGGTGGAATGCGCTACCGGCTTGATTAGAAGCCGGAAGGTGCAACAAGACCCGTTCCGTTGATCGCCGTGATGGCGGTCGCGTAACGAGCTGCAAGTGCGACGTACTCGTAAGCACGGAAACGAACCGCAGCAGTCGAGGCGAGCACTTCTTTGAACACGTCAAAGCGAGGCTCTGACTCAAAGAAGATGGAGTCGTCTCCACGGCTGAAGATGATGGTGTCTTGGTTGGTACCAGCACCCACGTTGGTCGGGATTGAACCATCGAGGACAACAGGGACACCAAGGACCAGGTTCGCAACGTAGCCTTCAGCGGCAGGAGCGCCGTTGGTGGCTTGAGGG